AACTCGACCGTCTGGCCGACAAACTTGCTCGCGTTCGGGTAGGTTGTCCGGTGGAACTTGGTAAAGTGAGTGTGCTGCCTGACAGTGGGCCGCCACGTCTTGGCATTCTCGTCGAACAGGTACCGGTCTTGCGGCCCGGTCGCACTGAGCCCTATCACAGCGGCTGTCTGCGCCATCCTAATTTACACACTGAAATTTACCACGTTGCTCGGCCGCCTTCGATGGTCATATCTATGTAGCCATAGTAAAACAGGTACATCGTGTACGACAGCTGAATCTGCGGAGCAAGGGTCGCGTCAAAGGTGAGGTCCAGGTGCGTCGTCTGAGCGTTCAGCTTGCTAAAGTCAACATAGCCCTCCTGATTGTACTCGCGCGGTGCATCCCCAAAACAGTACATGTAGATGCTCTTGGTCGGGACGGACAGCTTGTGCTCGAGGGCCTGCTTGTACGAGTAGTATAGTGCACCTGGAAAGTTGGACAGGACGTTGGTGTTATTCAGGTAGATGGTGCCTTGCTGAATAATATCCAAAAAATTAATTTTTACCCCGTTGAAAAAGGTTACAGGGACGGCCGCCGGAATATAGTCCGTACTGTAACCGTACTGATACCTCGACTTGTAGTACTGGGGGTTTTCAGACTCGTAGTTTTTGTTCCGGACAAACCAGACCAGCATGGACACCGGGAAGTTGGCAGTCAGATTCATGACCGCCACGCCATTCTTGTATGGCTGACCAGCCTCCGACCAGACACGATTTACTTTATAATTTATTTTTCTGGTTCTGTAATATTCTCGTTCGACCGGGGAGAGCGTTATCTCTTCGGTCATTACCCGAGGGTTAATGAGGTCAATCTGACCGGCCGTGTAACTCGTAATCCAGGCCTGAGTATGAAAGGTGAACCGAATAGTCACAGTCTGTTTAGTTATGGCGCACATCGGGAAGTAGGGCTTGTTCTGGTCGGACCGGCGTCTGCAAAAGAAGAATTCGAGCGGGATAACCAGTTGTGTCGTGTCAGTTGCAGGTACCGTATTCGACTCGGCTTGGCCTTTGCTGACAGCCTGGTAGACAGCCAGCTTTTCGTCAGCACTGAGAAACAGTTGGTCTCGGGTGACGTACCAGTCGTCGGTCAGCGTCTCGATGGCTCGGCCGTCGAGGAGAAACTCCACCTTTTTGATGATGGCCCGGCCGACCAAAGGGGTGTAGTCGTAGCCGGTCGGCAGGGCCGGCAGAGACGCCACCAGGTACATGTTCGACAGAAGGTCGCCACAGTCTCTTGGCGAAAGGTCCATCGAATAGGTCACACTGTCGTCAAGATACTTTTTGCTGGCTTTTATGAGGGGCATAAACATTCTCTGCCGGATGGTGAAAGGGGTGTGCTGCTTGATGGTCGGCATCCAAGTTGACTTGCCGTCGTACATGTACGGCTCCTGGGAACCGACCGATGCAAAAGCTGTCATGGCTCCAGCCCCAAAACCGCGTTCGATTATTGGTTCGCGCGGCACAGGAACAGTGTCCATCTAGTATTAAACGACAGTTTTTGTACCGCCTTCTTGCACGGCTCCAAAGTAAGGCGTGGCCGACCCCTTTGCGACCCGTACTATGTTATGGGTCACGGCGTAGATGCGAATCTGGCGACTGAAGGCGCTGCTCGTCAGCTGGATTTGATGCAACTGATTTTTTATTTTTGAAAAATTCATAGACCCTGTGGACTGCTCTGTATTCTCAGGGTCGATAGCAAAGCTGTACATGTAAAAGTATCTGTCAGGTACCCGAGTATGGTTCTGGAGCGGCTGGACAACCCGAAGATACATCGGCACGCTGCCAATCTCGGTCGAATCGACAATCACTATGTTGCCGTTAAAAGAGAGGTAGCCGGATGACACGTGCTTCTGGGTGACCCACCACAGCTCCTTGACCGGCCCAGTAAATTCTGTAAGAATTTTTATACTATTCACTCCGGTACCGGCTGTAAATATCAGGCGCTCCATGCTGTGCGTCACATAGTCAAAAGTATTTTTTCTAAAATAATCCCGCTCAGCCTTTGACACATAGACATAGTCGACAAAGAGGTCGACCTGGATGGGGTTGGTCCAGTTGAGCGTCGAAAACTGTATGCTCGGTCTGAAGTTGACTCGAAACACTGGAGGTTTATCCAGTGCGCACAGTGGCAGGTTCAGTTTAAAGGGCATACGGATGTAATAGGTGGCCAGGTTGCTCGTCAAGCCTTTGCCGAGCAAGTTTGTAAGGACGCCCTGTTTGGTCGCCGGCACCTGGAGGTCATTCATGAGCTCGATGCTCTCGCCGTAGTGCCTCTCGAGCAGCTGGTTTTCGTAGCGAAGCTCCACAAAGTTAATCATGCGCGTCCCGGCCGAGTCGTCCACTGCAGACTGCTGAGGCCAGACGACCCGCAGGTACATGTTGCCGAGTGCCACGTCAGCAACCTTTGGTATCCAGATGGTGATGTCATCCCCAAAGTGAACATCTTTGGGAAATTGGAGACGTGTCACCTGATGCGAAAACTGAGCTGGCATCCTTACTACTAATTAAACATTAAACCGCAGAGCCCGTCGCGGATGCTCAGGATGTTGTAGGTGCTCGCCCATATCGTCTGGGCTCCACCGTTGAATACCTGGGCCGGGATGCGTGAAAAGTTGACGGTACCGTTGGGGGTTTCATTCTCTGGGTTCAGCTCGAACGACAGAATCGAAAAGTTTCTGAAGGGCATGCTGGTGTGCGTCTCGAATGGCTCTATCAGGGTAAGGAACGTGCGTGTGCCGACATCGGCCGTGACCAGCTGTTCGCCGTTCAGAGCCAGGGTGCTCTGGGCTGCCAGGTTCGAGTACTGGAAGACGTTGCTGCTTGCTGGCGTCCCTGTAATCCAGAACTCTTTGATGGGACCGTGCAGGTCCATGTCGGTCATTCTGGTCACCTTCTGGGTCTGGACTAGGGGCATGAGCGCCTGAGTCGGTTTGGGAACACCTGGCGGCAGGGACTCGTAGTCGACGATGAGCGACGCCTGGAAGGTTGTGTCAGGCGCGTAGGGGTCGAAGCGCTGGATGAGGTTGGTACTGGTGAACATGTAGACGTAGCGCGGCCCGTATGCAAATATGTACTGGCCGGCTGGTACAGACACTGAATATTCGTACGTGGCCAAACTCTTAAGGTCTTTGGTCGTATCAATTCGAACTGCAGTTGTACCATTTGAACAATATATATAATTACCCACAGCTACAAGATTTGTTAAACCTGTTCCAGACAGAGTGTAAGAATTTGGTTTTGTAGCAAGTCCACACCACCAACCAGACAGAGAATATGAAGAATATACGAAGCTCTGGGCATTGTTGAGCGAAAATGCCTGACGATTAGTTCCTACATATGAAGCACCTACGGCTGTTAAAAAAATACCGTTTCCATATCCTGCAGCTAACCAAAATTGCTGTAAAGATGTGGCGCTCGTCCCAATAAAAGTTTGACCATTGTCTGATGAATATGCTGTCGTGTAATATCCAGACGCTAGAAAAACGCCGTTTCCGTATGTAATGCTATACCAAGTAGTAACAGTCGCCGGGCCATAAGTCCATGTAACGCCATTATTAGTCGAACGTGCAATTTCATTACTACCGGCGACCCCATACCAGTATCCATTTAGAGGAGATGTTACACTTACCCAGTTTTTCCCGTAATCAGTAGAATAACCCATTAAAGCATACTCGCCAACAATAACAAAAACTCCGTTACCATAAGCAATTCCATGCCAATAGCCCGTTAAAGAAGTTGTCGAAGCTATCCATGTTTTTCCGTCTGTTGAGTACGCCTGCCCTGTGCCGTTTCCAGTTATTACAAAAACGCCATTTCCATATGCTATAGCGCGCCAGTCACCTCCTATACCTGCCGGTGCACTTGTCCATGATAATCCATTATTTGTAGAATATGCTTGACCAGCGTCGCCGGTCATTACAAAAACACCATTTCCATAATCAACACCATACCATTTTCCAGTTAATGGATTATTTGAAAATGTCCAACCAAATCCACCTGTTGTGGAATATCCTTGCGAACCATCACCAACAACTACAGCTGTAATTGGCTGCGACTCTAGACTAAAAGTTAAATTAGAATATTTTATTATCCTAAATCCATCACTAACAAAATATATACTTTTGCCTATAATTACGCCTTCGGTAATTTGGTAACCATAAAAGGAATAATCTAGTACGTACCATTCGGCAAGGATGTCTGCGTTTAACTGAAAAGTGTATAAACTTCCGGGCGAACCTTGCGGAAGCATAATCAATTGAGTACCATCGGTCAGAGTCTTGTAAATACCAGTAATTCCAGTATTAAAAGTAAGACTGAAATCTCCCGCCTTGTAACTAGTCGAACTCGTAAACGACTTTGTCGTGTCGTATTTCACAAAGAAAACGTGAGAAGTACTCGTAGAAGTTACCGAATAGTATATGTACTGAAAGTCCGCCACTATAGTACCTGTAAGCGTTCCGGTTGTTGGTGTATAATTATTCAAAACAACGGACGATGTATTTCCTTGGACCAACTGGTCTACGTTTGCCTGTAAAAGCATGCCATTACTAAGTCCTATATAAAGAATACTTGATAGGACACAAAATTGTTTCAGCGTTCCTCCTAAATTACTAAGAGTTACGTACGAAGACGGTGTCGTGAATGACTTGGTCGTGTCGTACACCAAGAGCGCACCACCCGAAGTAACCACAAAGATGTACTGGTTGTACGAAAAGGTTGCTTGGGCATTCAGAGGCGAAACAAGGCTAGACGCATCGAACGTCGTGTACGAGCCAGAGTCTGTAAACGAGCCTGTTCCCTGGTTCAGGTTCTGGGACAAGTTGTAGTAGCTCTCAAACTCTATGTCGATGCTGACCTGCTGGCGCTGCAGCGCGCACAGAGGGATTTCGTGCGTTCCAAGAGGCAGAGAGACGTAGTACTGTCTGGCGGCGACAGCCTGTGTCTGGTCCAGGGTCCCATTCATAAGCTTCAGGACCGCCTTGTTTTCATACGGAACCGTGAGGTCGTTATAGAGCTCTATGTACTCACCGGAGTACTCCTTGATTGTCTGTTTGCCGACCATGAGTCTGACCGACTTTAAGAGCTTGTGAGCGACCGAGTCACTCCACGAAGACAGGCTGGGCGGCAGGAACCCAGAAATCCAGCCACTCTGAGTATAGGTCCACGGTGGCGTCGCTGGGAGTGAGTAGCTGAACCCATCACGCGAATCGAACCCCCAGAAGGCTGCGTCGTCTTGAGTCTGAAACTGGATTGACGGGTACACACTGGACGTAAAGGTCCGGCCAGAGAGTTGGAGTGGCGGCACGACGAGTGAAACTGTATCTGATGTACCTAAAGAATATGTAGCATCGCTATACGCGATAGAATAATACTTATTTGTTAAAGGACTCGTTATATAAGCCCAAGTTGCTCCATTATTTGTAGAACGAATCTGACCGGCACCGGTTGACCCACTTGTACCTGTCGCTATAAAGACACCTGAGCCGTATGCAACGGTATTCCAGGTTGACCCAGAACCTAATGAGGACACATAAGCCCAAGTTGCTCCATTA